TCCACAAATTCTGTAATATTACTGTTATTTATAAAAAGTTCAATTTCTAAACAGTAATATAATTAAAACTTATTCAGAACATCCTTAAGGATCTTCATCTGCGCCGCGGCAAGATTGTTCTCAGAGACCGTACGCAGCGTCTTCCGATATCCGTCAACGTCCTGAGCCTTAATGACTCCATTCTCGACAAAGTATTCGACTGATTCAAGAATGCCGTTGACGAATGCCTCCGGTGCGGACGGGTCCTGAACGATATCGACGGTGGAAAGAATAAAGTCGTCGTTTACAACCGTCTTACCCTTCTCCTGCTGCAGCGATCCCATACCGCGAGTCGAGACACCGAGCTGAACCTCACCGTCCATCAGACCGCGAACGATTTTACCCATCGGCGTTTCGAGAATCTCTGCCTTACCCATCACATTATTACCGTCCCAATTCAGTTCGGTAATCTTATGTGATACACGGTCGAGATTGATTGTAGGAGAATCCGGATGACCGAGCTCACCGACTGCACGACCGGTCTTGACCTGTTCCTTCTGGTACTTGTTCGTTGCGGACTCGAGTACCTTCTTAGGATAAACGCGGCCGTTACGATTCTGTTTCTCAGCCTGCATGAATATCCCTTCGATCACGTACCTCTTCTCACCGTTCCTTTCCTCGGTAAGATAACGCAGTTCGTCGGTGTGTTCGGTGATCAGTTTCATTTCATCATACCTTCGATTTTATCGATCGCGTCGACAAGCGAAATATATGCTTTTCTAAACTCATCCACTGCTTTGTCATAATCTCTGCCAGCACCCTGAGGCTTAGAACCTTTGAGCATTTTTTCAAAATCGTTAATATTTTTCGACAGAGTATCGGCACGCTTTGCAATCTGTCTTGCAGTCTTGGCTGCCTCGTCGATTTGCTCTTCCTTAGTTGTCTCTTCCTCTACGACCTCTTCTTCTGGTTTCTGATAGATCGAGAGGTATGCGTCTGAGATTGCCTTGATATCTTTATGAGTCATTTCTACGAGTTCCTTACGTTACCGGATACGTTGTACGAGCGAGTCGAACACCGGCGTTTGCGGCAAAGATCTTATCCGTATCTCGCTTCTTAATGAATTCAGTCTGACCACCGACGAGCGTCATGGTACCGATGGTGGTATCGTTCTCGTCGAGTACCGTCACAAGGTGTGCGGAGGTCGTCGTATTCACGGCACGAACAATGTCTGCATCGGATACGGTGGTCGCGGTACCGGACGTAGTCGGTGAGGCAATCTCTGTCGTAATGGGTCTAAATGATGGCATGGTACTATAGATCCATTAGCTCGACGAAATCCTCGATACCCTTCTTCGCGTCCTTTTCGGAACGAAACGTATCGAGCTTATCGCCGTCGACGTAGGCCACGTACTTCGAGCCTTCCTTCTTAATCTCGGCCGGGTACTTCTTACGACCCTTACCGACCTTCATTTTCTCGACCGTTCTCTCGTTGATCTGAGAGACGGCCTCGCTGATCGATCTGCGATATTCTTTGAACTTAATCATTAGTCCATGATTCCTTCGTCTTGCAGTACGGATTTGACCTTATTAGGATCCACGACCTCGAACGATACATTTGCCATGCCGGTGCGATCGACCTTGATCTTAAGATTCTTGACTGCTCGACCCAGCGCTTTCTCCATGTACTTCTTATAGTTTGAAGTATCGACTCCGTCGCTTTCAAGACCCTTTAGACTAACCGTGTCGCCTCTTGACAGCTTAGCATCAAATGCGTCAAAGTCCAGCGAAAAATCGTGCGAGTGTTTGGCCTCGGCGAGTTCGTAACCCTTCTTCATGTACTTATCGACGTCTTTCTTATCGATGACCTCGACCTTACCGTCCTTTACAACCATCGTTTCCTTCTTAGGATCCTTGAGCTGACGACTCATCTTTTCGTCAAGAACTTCGGTCTCTTCGTTGGTGGCCTGGAGTTCAGAACCGTCTGCCATCGACTGAGCGATCTCGATCTTTTTGGTCTCAAAGGCATCGTTGACCTTATTGGCCATGACTGCCTGGAACTCAGACTTAGCGTCCGCAAAGTTCTGAGAATTGACTGCGTCGATAAAGTTCTTTACATTTTCATTCATTTTGAGTGATTCCTGTCCTATTTGTCTATTATTTATACATTTAACGATCAGAAGAAGTCGTCATCCTGTTTTGACGGATCCTTGTATCTGCCAGCAGCGATCTCGTCCTTGACCTGCTTGTCCATCTGTTCGATCTCCTGCTCGGTCTGCTGCAGAATGTTCTTACGTACCCATTCCTCGGAGTAGTAGCGACCGACATACTCGTTCACGTCTCTCAGAATACTCATACGATCCTGAATGAGCTCGGCCTGCTTCAGCTCAGAGAAGTGGTTGTCCTGCATGAAGTCGATTCGCATCTTCTGCGAGAGTTCCCTCCACTCCTTCTCGTTGACGATACCCTTAGCGATGAGCTGAGTCTTGAGCATGTCAAAAAAGAGTGTAGAGAACTTCTTACGCAGTCGATTGATGAACTTCTGAAACTTAAGTTCGTCTCGAGTGATCTCTGTCGACCGACCGAGCGAGAACGGCGATTCCTGCTCGAGTCGATTTAGCGGAACGTTCAGAGCCTTGTACAGGTTCTTCTGAAAGTATACGATATCGTCGATCTGACCGAGGTTATCACCACCCGGAAGAGTCGAGATCTCAGTACCTCGGCCACCCTCCTTACGTGGGAGCCAAAAGTCCTCGAGCATCGACATGTGTTTGCGATCGTCGCGCATCTCACCGGTGTTCGCATCGTAGACCATCTTGTTACGATACTTTGACATAATGTTACGCATGTACTCCTCGGCCTTACCCTTCGGCAGGTTACCAACGTCGATATAGAAGATACGACGTTCCGGAGCACGTGATAGACGATAGATGACTAGTGAATCCTCCATCATACGAAGCTGATTCACTGGTTTGAGTGCCTTATGAAGATACGACAGTACCTTCTTACGTGATGAGTCCGTAACACCAGAGGTTACATATGTAACCGCATCGGGCGAGATCTTAAGTCCTTGTGACGCCTGAGTCAGCGTCTGGTTCTGATAGACGAAGTACTCGTTGACTCCCTTCACCATCTTAGTGCGAGTCTTTTCGTCGTACTCCTCCTTGACCTCGCGTACCTTACGCATCTTAGTCGGATCAATGTATCGAACCTCAAGAATACCCTTCTTAGGATTCTTTGGATCGATGACCTTATGATAGTAGATCTTACCGTCGATATACCAACGGCGAAAAATGTCATGACCCTTGCTGTTAAAATCGAGAAGCTCAAGAACGTTTCCGAACTCCTCGTAGATCATATCCTTGATCTTTTCGGAAACCTTGTCCTCTTCAAGATCGTCAAGATTGATTGAGACTGGAGCGGACGCGTCGTCGGAAACGATTGCCTCGTTTACGATATCCTCGATCGCCGCATCACACTCGGGATTCTGTGCCAGGTCGCGATACTTATATACGAGCTCCTTGTCGGAGGCCGTACCGCCGCCGTCCATATCGACGTACTGACCGTAGTATCCGCCCGCGTTGATAACCTGTCCCGTTCCGTCCTCCGCAGTAGGAGGTACGAACGAGAGTCTACTTGATTCTTCTCTTTCGCTCTGAGACTTGCGTTTGATCTCGAATCCAAATAGACTAAAAGAATTGTCTGCCATTCTGTGCTGCTCCGATTTCAATGAGAGAGCATCAGGGAGGGACGAACCCTCCCATCAGCTCTTGCATACCATTATTTATACGGAACTACGTCGTCGTGCCAGAGGTCCAATAATCGACCTGCAGCTCGACTTCGAACTCCTCGATCTCGTTCTCGGTATCGTACGAGACATCGATCGCACCGACCGATGTCGGAAACGTACCGATGAAATCGTAGCGCTTAACGGCAACACCGGACTTATCGAGCTGTTCGATAATCATGTCCGACTTGTAGTCCGTCGGGTTGGTCAGACCGTTATTCTCGGTGTGCGAGTTAATACCGTTTGACCAACGCTCGAAGGCGTTACGAATCGAAAAGTTCGTATCGTTAATGATGGTAATCGTCCAGGGTTCGAACGTACGATCACCGGCGATCTGCAGCTGTCGACCACGGAAAGGAACCGTAATGGTCTCCATGGTCGATGCAGGCAGCTGAGCGGACTTACACATAAAGGAGGTAAGTTCGATATCCCCAGCAGCATACGACGGAAAAGTGACCGTAGCCCGAAAGAGATTGGAGCGTGCGCCGCCGCCAACCAACTTGGACTTAAAGTCGTCTACTCGAAGTGTCATTTTATCCTACCTCTCTTTACTGACCGGCGATCTCGCTAAACTCAACGCCAGTACGAGTGGCGATGAAATTAAGCGTGATAAAGTTGATCGAACGTGCCGGCTGAATATAGATGTCGGCGACAAAACGATTCGTATCGATGACCTGCGGAGTGTTGTTCGTCTCGTCGCAGATGACCGCAAAATCGGTTACGCCGCGACGACCCTGAACATCACGCAGAAAGGGCTCGACCAGGTTACGGAACTGAGCACGAGTAAACTCATCGTTCAGTTCAAAGAGCTGGAACTTAGCCGCGGTTGCGACTGCCTTCTCAAGAGTGATGAACAAGCGACGAACGTTGATACGATCGAACGCCGACGGTTTGGCCTGTGCCGTCTTATCACCGAACAGAACGATACCCTGACCAGGGAACGCAACGATCGGATTGACACGAGCCTTGTACAGCGTATCGCGCTCGGCCTTCTTCGGATTAAACGCAAGTTTGGTTACACCGCGAACCTGACCACGATTGAATCCTGCGGGTGAGAACCACGGATCCTGAACGTTGTCGGTAAAGGCACAGAGACCAGCGATGTCGCCCGATGCGATGATCCAACGATAGACGTCGTTGTACTTATCGTAGACGTACAGAGCGCCGGAATCGAGTACACCGTACGAGGACGATGTGATCTGATCCGCCCAGTCCTTGACGTTCGTTGCCGCAGAGACCGAGTTGACCGTACGATCGGTTCCGGGCGAGGCAAATACGACCACGTCCTTACGAGCCTCGGCGATCGCAATGAGATAGTTCGCCAGAGTGACGTCGTCGGGCTGCGATACCGGAGCACCGATCAGGAAGTTAACGTCGACCGTCTCTGCGTCCTCGAACAGATCGTAACCGAGCTGGAGTTCGCCGACCGTCGGATCGTTTGCGGTGCCGTTGGTTCCGCCGGTAAAGGCATACGAAAGAACGGTATCGACCGTCTCGTACTCAAAACCGGTGGAGGTAGCGGTAAGGTTACCGGTGTCGGTCGACTTAACACCGGAATCGGTCAGAGCGGAGTCCGCCTGTCCGACCCAGAGATAGGCCGACTGATTATTGATAACGTTCACGTAGTAGTTCGTCTGACCGTTATTTCTCTTCGCATCCGATGCCTGTGAAAGACCCTGGAAGATCTCCAGAACCTCGCCCTCGGTACCGGTGATAACGCCGTCCTCATCAACAACAACGATGTGAAGCTCGTCGTTCTCGACGCCACGCTCGGCCGCCCAGTCAGAAGTACCGGGTGCAAAGTCGAACAGATCGGCGTAGCCAGGATTGGTAAAGTCGGCGGAGCTAAATGCGGTCGCATTCGTTACGACGTACACTCCGAGTGAGTTACCGATCTCGCCTGGATACTTAGCGATGTAGTTGATCCCAGCGGCAAAGCCCTGAGTTTCGTAGTCAGACTCGTTCTTTACGAGAACGCCTGATGTCTGGGTAGCATTCAGCATACCGTCGAGTTCTGCACGGACGACACGAAGATCGTTCGCATACTGCAGGAACTGTGCGGCAGGCATGAAGTACTTAAAGGTATTGTCGTCGGGCTGAAAGAATCGATTAACCAGATCGTTCTCGGACGTGACCTGCACGATCTCCTCGACCGGACCCCAGCGGAATGCTCCGACATAGGCACCGATTGATGTTGAGACGGCGGGAACAACGTTCGTAAGATCGACCTCTCGAATCTCTACGCCAGGTGAAACCTGAAACGCCATAATAGTGTTCCTCTCTTACTTCAGGATATTGATAAGACTGTGCATAATACGGTGGTTTTCATTAATATTATTTATAAATAACGGGATTTCTCGGTTAAAATGTACCGAAATCAGGGTCATCCACCGACGTCCATACGTCTCCCTGTATGACTTCGGTATCGGTCGACAGTCCGTCATCGACGAGTCCAAACGGTGCAATGTCGTCCTCGATCATTTTCATCTGCTCCTCGTACATGAGTCGCTTGACGTCAACGTCGGTATAGTCGACAAAGAGTGGAGTCGTGGTGAACCAACCAAAGAGTACCAGGTTCATGACCAGATCGTCGTGATTACCATTTGATGCCTCGTACGACGATCCTCGAGCAACGAACGTCGAGAGCTCAAGAATCGTATTCGCGTCTCGTACCGTCAGCTGATCCTGTTCGATCAGATCCTTCATGGTGGACGTACCGATGCGTTTGACTCGGCGTGTCATCGTTACACCGATTGAGTTGGCCTTGACTGCGGACTCGACGTAGACGTTCTCGTACTCGAGTTCGTAGTACAGACCATTGCAGACCACCTGACCGGCATCGTTCGACTCGATCAGTATGTATGCATCGTTATAGGTCTTCGCGTACTTATAGATGACGTCGGGAAATAATAACGGAGAGATCATATTGTCTCGAAAGACCGCGACCTGTCGAAACGGTTTGGTCGACACGTCTATGATATTAAACGTCGAGTAGTCCTGCCCGCGACCCTTTGCGACGTCGACAAACATCATGTATTCGGAGTCGGGATTCGGTCGTTCGTATACCTTTACACCGTCCTGCTCGTATATCGGATTCTCTGCCTTGAGCTTGAGTAGTTTATCACCAGAGATCAGCGTGTTGCCCGAACCAAGGAAGTCATTTCCATACTCCTGTTTGAACTGTATCTCCGAGGTATTTGCGATCGTCTCCTGCTTCCATTTCTCGTCTCGACCGGGCACGTCCCACCAGTCGATACGAAACGGAACGAAGTTATTCGTCTGCTGTACCGCGCCCTCCCAGAGTTTATGAAAGACGTTACCGATACCGTTCGCAGTCGACGTAATAATGATCTTCGTGTCTTTACCGGACGAAATGACGGGATAAGTCGACGTATAGAAGTCCGCATCGTTCTGAACGAATGCAAACTCATCAAGAAACAGAAGGTTGACCGACATACCACGAATGGACGAGGAAGATGTGGACGCGGCTACGATTCGCGAGTTGTTAGAGAACTCGAGTGACGTCTTATTGAGTGCCTTACATCCCGGTTGAAGAAAGAACGGCAGG